TGCTCTCTCCTATCTGGGGATGATGCTAGATACTATCTACCAAGCTAGCACTCCACAAGAGCTGGAGGAAGAAGAATACATGGAGAATTATGAACGAAATTATGCAGAATCAGGGCGATCCCAGGTCACCGGATATTAGTGGCTTAGGAAATGGACAGTATGGGGACATTCCCCCGACTGCCTATGCCCAAGGCCCAACCCCTGAACCGGCACCCACTCCACAAGAGTCTACTATTTCCCGTCTACGGGCTGTCATTGAGGAAAAGAATCTAGCGGAGACAATGGATGAAGATGACCTGAAGGAACTTGCTGGACAAGTGTCTGAGGGCTTTGAAGCTGATTTGAATTCTCGCAAGGACTGGGAAAAGAACATCAAGGAATGGACTGACCTAGCCCTACAAGTACGTGAGCAGAAAGTGTGGCCGTGGGTTGGTGCTTCTAATGTGAAATACCCAATCCTGTCCACTGCCTCAATGCAGTTTAACGCTCGTGCCTATCCCTCCCTAGTGCCAAGCACAGGGAACATTGTCAAATGTGAAGTGGTGGGTAAGGACAGCACAGGACAAAAACTAGAGAAAGCTAAACGACTTTCCACCTATATGTCCTATCAGATTCTCAACCAGATGGACGGTTGGGAAGAAGATATGGACAAGCTCTTGATGATGCTTCCAATTGTTGGAACCCTATTCAAGAAGACTTACTACAATTCTGCCGTCAAAAAGAATTGCTCTGAGCTAGTGCTCCCCCAGAATATGGTGGTGAATTATTGGGCAAAGAGTTTGGAATCCGCTGAGCGTGTTTCCGAAATCATCTATCTGTCCAAGCGACTAGTCAAAGAAAAGCAACTGGGCGGCATCTTTCTAGATGTGGAACTGGGTGATCCTCAAGTTACACAAGAAGGCAAGGGAGTTCCTCTACAAGATGAAACAACTCCCTACACCATTGTAGAACAACATACATATTTTGATTTAGATAAGGATGGATATTCTGAGCCATACATTGTCACCTTTGAAAGAGAAAGCAAAACTATTCTTCGGGTTACTGCCCGGTTCGATGACCAAACAGTGTTTGTATCAGAGGATGGAAAAATCCAAAAGATTGATGCAATCCAATACTACACTAAGTTTTCTTTTATTCCTAATCCCGATGGCGGTTTCTATGACATCGGTTTTGGCCTTCTTCTCAGCCCACTAAATGAAGCTGTAAACTCTCTCATCAACCAGATGATTGACTCTGGCACATTGAACAACCTACAAGGTGGTTTTCTGGGCAAGGGACTAAAGCTGAAGATGGGAGAAAATCGCTGGATGCCTGGAGAGTGGAAGACAGTTACTTCTACAGCAGATGATCTGCGTAAGCAAGTAATTCCTCTCCCCACCAAAGAGCCTTCAGCAGTGCTATTCCAGCTAATGGGCACCTTGATTACTTCTAGTAAGGAACTAGCCTCTGTGGCAGAAATCTTTACCGGACAGATGCCAGGACAGAACACTCCTGCTACTACCACAATGGCTACCATTGAGCAGGGGATGAAAGTGTTTACTGCGGTGTACAAGCGGGTATATCGGAGTCTTAAGTCAGAATTTAAGAAGCTATTTGAACTGAATGGGGTGTATGCAGACCCTCAGCAATATTCAAGTGTTGTTGATGTGCCCATTGGCCCCAATGATTTTGACAATAGTTCTTATGATGTCTGTCCCGGTGCCGATCCTAATACAGCTACACAGACAGAAAAGCTGATGAAGGCACAGGGTTTGATGGAATTGCTCCCAACTGGGGTGCTTGATCCTGTTAAGGTGGTGCTACGTGTGCTAGAAGCACAGGAACAGCCTAACATTGAGCAGCTTTTGAGCCAGCAAGTGGCCCAAACAGGCTCTCTACAGCCTCCCCCAGACCCCAAGTTGCAAGAAATGCAGATGAAGGGGCAGCTAGAAGAACAAAAAGCGGCCCTAAAGGCCCAAGGTGATGCCCATAAGAGTGCTCTACAGCAGCGTGACCAAGAGTTCAAGCACGCAATGGAAGCCGCAACAGTGAATCAGAAGATGCAACTCCAAGCAATGGAAGCAAAGGTACAGAGTGCCATTGATATCCACAAGCAACGCATCTTTTCAGTGACGGAGCAAGCAAAGCTCAATCAAAGTTTGTCACAAAACAGTCAAAAGCATGCCCAAGACATGCAACATTCTAAGGAGAAAGCAGCATTACAGAAGCAACAAGTGAAGTCCTCAGGGACTGGCAAGACCAAGCGATAACAAAAGCCATTCTTGCCGAGCTACGCGCTCGTAGGGATGCTCTAGTTATCAATTTAAGTGAGCAGGCGGGGAAAGACCCTCATGAAGACAGATTTTATTGTGGGTATATCGCCGCTGTGAATGATATTTTAAACATCACCGTAGAGGAAATAACCCAAGAATGATTAAACCCGCAGGCCATCGCTTAGTAGTTAAGCCATTCAAGCAAGAAGAAGTTGATCCAGTCTTAAAGAAGGCACAAGAAAGTGGTTTTCTAAAGAACTTTGAAATTGTCAACTCAAACAAAGCCCGAGAAGATGCCAGTGTAGACAAAGGCGTTGTTCTAGACATCGGCCCCACCGCATGGAAAGATTTTGGTGGCGAAGCATGGTGTAAGAAGGGCGATGTCATCCTTTTTGCCAAATTTGCAGGTAAATTTACCACTGATCCTGAAACAGAAGAAGATGTGGTGATTTTAAATGATGAAGATGTAGTAGCAGTTGTCTCAGGAGGCACAGAATGACTGAAGAAGTAGTTGTACCAGAACAACAGCAAGTAGCTCCCCAACCATCCCCGATTGAACAGAAAGCTCTAGAGCAAGGCTGGCGTCCACGGGCTGAGTTTGAAGGAAGCGACGATGATTTTATTGATGCCAAGGAATTTGTTCGCCGTGGAGAACTCTTCAGTAAGATTGAACATCAAAACAAAGAACTTAAAGCCGTGCGCCAAGCCCTTGAAGCATTCAAGGTTCATCACGGTAAAGTAAAAGAGGCAGAATATGAGCGGGCTTTAAAGAGCCTACAATCTGCCCGTAAGGAAGCAGTGATTAATGGAGAGCATGAACAAGCGTTCGCTCTAGAGGAAAAGATTGATGAGATTAAGGCCGAAAAGGCTGAGATTGTCAAGGAAGCCTCCACCCCCATTACCACCAATTCCAATCAAGAATTCACAGAATGGATGTCCCGTAACAAGTGGTACACCTCCGACAATGAGCTTCGAGAAGAAGCGGATGTCCTGGGTATTGGTTATCACCAAAAGGGTAAAAGTCCAAGTGAAGTATTGAATTTGGTTGAACAGCGGATCAAGAAGATGTTCCCGGAAAAGTTCACCAATCAAAAAGCCAACCAGCCCAATCGGGTGGAAGGCTCCAGTCGTCAGGGAAGTTCCAGAGCGGAATCACTCTCAATGGACGACTCGGAAAGAGCCATTATGCGAAAGATCGTAAAAACCGGCGTTATGACTGAACAGGAATATATGGCCGAACTGAAGAAAACTAGGGGAGTTTAACATGACTACCGAAAAAGAAACAATTTCTAAGAGTCCCAGAGGACGCCCAAGCCGTACCCCGGTAGCCCAACGTAATGTTCTAACTGTTGTTGGCAAAGACCCAAAGTACGAATACCGAATTGTCAATGATACGGGCGACCGTATTGCAGCATTCGAGGATGCTGGTTATGAAATCGAGAAGGCATCCAATGTGCGTGTAGGTGATAAGCGTGTCAATCGCGCTGCACCTGAAGGTTCATTGGCACAAGTGGCCGTTGGTAAGGGCGAAAAAGCCTTTGTAATGAAGATTCCTAAAGAATTTTACAAAGAAGACCAGGACGCCAAACTTGCTCGTATTCGCCAGCTAGAGGATAGTATGCGTAAACAACCCTCTGGTGAAGGAAATTATGGGAGTATTGACATTAGTCGGTAGTCTTTTCTTCCAGAGGAATCTTTAATATTGGAGATTTAAATGGCAAATACCAGTCGTGTCCAAGGGGCACGCCCAACTAAGTACCTGAACGGTGCTGCTTGGAACGGACAGGCCAATCTGTATTTTATTCCTTCTGGCGATGCAACAGCGACTTTCGTTGGTGATTTTGTTAAGATGGATGGTACGGGTGATCCTGTCGCTTCCGGTGGCAACGCTCTCGGTGTACCGTCTTGCATTCAGGCTGCCGCAACTAACGCCCTTGTTGGTGTTATTGTAGCATTCCTGCCAAACCAAACCAACCTTAACAGCCCCCAATATCGTCTAGCTTCAACTGGTCGTTATTGTTGGGTTGTGGATGACCCCGCTGTCATCTTTGAAATCCAAGCTTCAAACGGCACCCCTGCTCTTGGTGATGTAAATAACAACATCAACATTGCAGTTGCTGCTGGTTCAACCACAACTGGTCAGTCAGGTATGACTGCTGATGTCGGTACCATTCTTACCACAGCTACTCTTCCGCTTCGCATTATGGGCTTTAGCCAACGTGCGGATAACGAAGTTGCAGCCAGTGCTAAGTATCTGGTTAAGATTAACAACCATCAACTAGGCTCCGGTACCGGCGTCCTAGGCGTCTAAGAAAGGAGCACTAGATGTCTCTAATCAATAGTGGCTCCTTTGCAAAAGCCCTCTGGCCCGGCGTAAACGCTTGGTACGGAAAAGCATACGACGAATATCCAGTTGAATATCTCAAGCTGTTCGACAAGTTCACTTCAAGCCGTCAGTTTGAAGAGGATGTTGGTATTTCTAGCTTCGGTCTACTGTCTACCAAGACAGAAGGTGGCCCAATCACCTATGACTCAGAGCGTCAAACTTTCACGACTCGTTACACCCACGTAACGTATGCGAGCGGTTTCATCATCACTCGTGAAATCATGGAAGATGACCAGTATGATGTCGTAGGCCAGAATAAGGCCCAAGGTCTGGCATTCGCTACTCGCCAAACCAAGGAAGTTATTGGTGCTAATATTTACAACCGTGCATTCACTGGTACTGGTAACCCCACGTATGGTGACGGTCAGGTTCTCATCTATAACGCCCACCCGAACTTTGCTGGTGGTACCCAATCCAACGTGATTGGCACTGCTTCTGATCTGTCCGAAGCGGCTCTAGAGCAGGCTTGTATCGACATTGCTGGTTTCACCAACGACCGTGGCCTGCTCATCGCAGTTCGGCCTAAGAGTCTGGTTATTCCTCGTCAACTGATGTTTGAAGCCAAGCGTATTCTTTACTCGGATGGCCGTGTTGGCACTGACAACAACGACCTGAATGCAGTGAAGACTATGGGTGTTATTCCTGAAGTGATTACTTCTCACTTCTTGACCGACACTGACGCATGGTTCATTCGTACTGACGTTAAGAATGGTATGAAGTATTTTGAGCGTCGTGCCGATGAGTTCAACATGGACAATGACTTCGACACTGAGAACGCCAAGTTCAAGGTGACAGGTCGTTATTCATTCGGTAACACTGACTGGCGTGCCATTTATGGCAGCCCCGGCGCTTAATAGTTAATTGACAACTGGGGGCTAGTAATAGCCCCCTTCAACAAAAGGAGTCAATAATGGCTATTAATTTCGTACCGGGCCTAGTTGCGGTCGGTGATCCAAACCCAGGTGGCCCATCAGCTACTAGTAATAACAAGGATGTACATGTAAAGGTTGTAAAGCTCACTTCGGCGAACTTTACCACAGCCAATACAGACACTCTGGTGGCAGTGCTACCGGCAGATAGTACCATCCTATCATTCCGTCTCTGGGTTAAAACCCAGTTGACAGGTGGATCAATTTCTGCTGCAACTCTGGCGTTAGGTAATGCATCTGGTGGAGCGCAGTTTATGGCTGCCAACTCCGCTGCATTCGGTGCTGCTGGTGTGTCAACATGGCTAACCCCCATTCTTGCCATCATGCAGAACTATGCTGTACCACTTGGTGCTGATATTCCAATCTGGGCACGGGGAACCGCTACTACTGGTAACCCAACCGGAGGCGAACTCTATCTGACAATCGAATACGTCCGATAAGGATGCGATGGGGGAGCGCTACTTAGGTAGCGCCAGCCCCCTCTTTACAATCTTGTTTGCCGCTCAAGCGCAAGCCAACCCGAAAGGTTATTATGGCACAACATGCAACAATTCATGGTAAGAATACCACTGCTTTCAACGGGCAGCCAGGAAGCTGGTTGCCCATTCGTGTTTCCGACACAGGAGACATGTATATCTATATCAATTCTCTATCTCCAGGGGAACTAAGTCAATTCAATCGTGAGGCTGGCGGTGCCATCTTCACTCAACTAGATGCTGGTACAACCACTGTTGCTATTGCCGGTGGCCCTTGGATTATCTATGGTGTCCAGTGTAAAACTGCTGGTACATTCACTTCACTCACTGTAAATGGTGTTGTCCGTATTGGCAGCACTGGTGCCAAGGTTGCTGGTGACGTTGTTCTCACTTATGGTGGTGCAGGCTGGCTTACAGATGCTACTACGATGACCCCTGTGTTTACTGGAACTTGGGATATTCTACTAGTACCTGCTGTTTAATACAGGTGGATTATGGCTACCTATTACATTGACCCATTCCTTATTGACCCTGCTACTGGACTTTCCGTAGGGGAAACCACTTCTATCATCTACCCTGGTAATGACATGTTTGGTCAACCTTATGTGTCAGGGCCAGTGTACAAGACCTGTAGTGCTGCTTATACTGCCTCTGCTGGCAGCAATAATAAGTTTTACCTGCGTAGGGGTCGTTACCACGATACTGTATCTCAGGCGCTATTCCCCACTACATTCCAATCCCGAACAGACAACGTATTTGCTGACTATGGCCCTGCTTCTGACTTTATGCCAGTTGCAGACTGCGGCTATTGGATTGAAGATACAGCAGCAGAAAATGCACAATGGACATATAATGCGGCCAATGGTGCGTGGACACGGCCGGGGAATACTTTTGGCGCATCTATTAACAACGGGGTAGATGCTCGTCTATTCTTTTATTGCACTAAAGTTAATGCCCCTTATCCTGTAGCTACAGGTATTAGTACCTACCCTTCTTCTATTCAACGTGTAATTGGAACCCCAATCCACCGTGCCACAGCCCTAGCAAACATTGGCCCAGGTTTTACAGGTGATAGTGGCCCCTGGTATATCACCCAAGTGTCTACATATGACCTTTCTATCTGGACAGGTGATCCAACAAAAACTCCCCCACAGAAATGGGGGCCTCTCTATCTAGTAGCTTCTCGGGCTAATGCCAACGGGTTTATTAGTTTCCGTAATAGTGCTAATAGAAACAAGGTGGGGAATATTGATGTTTGGGGTGCATACGCTTATGCCATTGCATCACAAAGCTTAACCACAAGTGGTATTGATGATCTTGAAATTGTAAACTGCAAGGCTACAGCATGTGGAACAGCAGGTTTTTATTTTGTAGGTGATTCAGCCGCAGGCTATGCTATTACTAAAGTAAGGATGCGGAATATTGTTATTGATTCCAAATCTGCACCACCAGAGACAAGTATCCCTAATATTAACAATGCAGACTGGATTAACATTCGTGAAAATGTATCCAATCTGGTTGTTGATGGGTTTACTATTTATGCTGGTGAGTGCCATACGGCAGTTAATACAGCAGCCCCAGGTGCGCTAGCCAATCCTGCCAAAGACCTGACCTTCCTAAATGGAAACATTTATTTCCTGCCAGGAACCACAGATGGTCGGGGTATTGGATGTAACGACTTGGTAAACTTGAACTTTAAGAATGTCTGGACATACAATGCCCCTTCACGGGGTGAAATTTCAGGCACTAATATCAAGTTCAAGAACTGCGGTTGGATTGGTACTCAGTACAATCCTAATAGCCCACAGGAAAGTCTTTTCTGCATTGCAGCTATTGCTACTGGTGCTGTAGGTGCTAGTATGTCAAACATTGTGTTTGATGGTTGTGTGTTTGATCTTACAAACTCAGCCGTAAACACTGTAGGATGTGTTGCAACTACCCAGTATGCATCCAGCACAGCAATCCCTGCGGGTGCTGTAACAATTCAGAATTGTGTGGGTATTTGTCAAGCAGGGCAAGGTTTCTACCTTCAAGCAAATGCTGGCGGGTATGGTGGTGCTAATAACAACCTTGTTATTCGTAACAATTACATGCTACGTCCTGATGGTATTGGTACTCACAAGAGTGGTACTTATCAGAATGGCGTACCTTTCGGTGGAGTAGACCAGGGGTTTAACTCCTTCCGAGGTGCTACAGGTAATCTAGCTACTACCCAAGACCTATCTCTAATGACTAGTGATTATCGTCTAAAGCCTAGTAGCCCTCTCATTGGTACAGGTGTGTTCACTGCTTATCAAAGTGATAAGGCGGGCAATCAGTATTACAACCCACCTAGTATTGGTGCTTATGAATATAAGCGTCCTGTAACAGCGAGACCTTAATGGAACCACTAGCATTTGAAGTATTAAAATGGGTTGCACTAGGTCTTTTATCAACTGTAGTTTATTTCCTTAAACGCACTGTGGACTCAATTGAAAACTCCGCCAATTCACAAAAACTAGCACATGCTCAGTTGCAAGTAGAAGTGCAGACTATTAAGAATGAGTATCTACACAAGAACGATTTCAAAGACTTTAAACAAGAACTACGGGGAATGTTTGATGATTTGAAGTCAGACATTAGGGCACTTCGTGAGCACTCAAACTAACTATTATAAATCTGGCCGATGGAACATTATCTGCGATGTATGCGGATTTAAGTTCAAGTCGGACGAAGTAAAGAAACGGTGGGATGGTTTATATGTATGCCGAAAGGACTACGAGCTAGACCATCCCCAGAAATATCTTCGCATCAGAGAAACAGGTATGGCAGTTCCCTTTATTCGGGAACCCAATGACGAATATCTGTTGGTTTGTAACATCATAACTAGTTCTGGGTATGCAGACATGGGTGTGGCTGATTGTATGCAGGCAGATAACACTGCCCAAACCTATGCATTCCTTCTACAACTTTCATCAACACAGGTGGGATAAAACATGAGTACAAGTGGAAACACTTCATGGGAGCTTACCCGTGATGAGATTATTACAAGCGCATATAGCAAAATTGGTATCCCTGGAGAAGACAATTCGTTGTCTTCTCTCCAGATTACCAAAGGTGCTCAGGAACTAAACTCCAATATTGCATGGATGGTGACGCAGGGAATGCCTCTGTGGAAGCGCACATCACAGGATTTTACCCCCAGTGCTACGTCCCAAATCTACACGCTTACAGCGG